AAGGTTCACGAGCACAAGGCGGCGATCAGGAAATACGGAGCACAGAGCACGTACTGTTCAAGGGGCTGCTACAACATTCACCCGAAGTCAGCGCCGAGGATAAAGAGGTATTGCGAGGGGTGCGGGGCACCTTTGAGCAAACCGAATCAGAACAAGTATTGCTCCCACACTTGCTATCTGGATACCAAGAAGGCTCGTTCGACAAAGACAGCGTACAACAAGGAGTTTTCAACACTGAAGAAACTTCTGATTGCTCAAAAGGATCGAGTCTGCGCGATGTGCGAGCTGAAGGCTTACCGAGTGGAAGTACATCACATCGATCACAACGCGGAAAACAACAAGATTGGGAACTTGGTGCTGTTGTGCTCTCCCTGTCACAGGTCGTATCACACACTCCCGGAGTCTGTGCAAGAGACATTGAAGCCTTTGT